ATCCTGTTCTTTTAAGAAAGACTATGGACTATGAAAAAGAATCACAACATCAAAGAAACTGTGTTCGAGGTTATTCAGAAAGACCAGATTGTTTAATATTTTCAATTCGTAAAGACTCTCGTGATGGAGATGATAGAATTACTGTTGAATATAGATACCAAAAAGATGAAATGTTAAATGTTCAAGAAAGGGCCAGATTTAATGAAACACCATCTTTAAAGTTTTCACAAGTTGCTCAAATACAACTAGCAAATATAAATCTTATGTATAAAGTTGGAACTTTGAAGTTACCAAAGATGACAAAAAAATATCGTAATGGTAGAACTATAGTGCAAGAATCAACCTTCAAAAGTTTGGAACATAATGGGACTAAAGTAATTGCAATGACTCCACGATGGGATGTTTCAACTCCTGAATTACAAAACTGGCAAAATGATATTTTATATCATCAAAATTATCAACATTTGGATTTTGTAGAAGATTTACTTCCATAATAATATATTTATTTTATTTACTATGGATAAAATTGAGTTTGTACCTTCATATGTTTATGATACTTTCAATACTTTATTTGATAGTAATATAAGACCAAACTCTGTAAAAACTAGAAATATAACTTATGAAGGACTAACAACCTTAATTAAAAAAGGTACTGTGATATGGTCCGACACTATATTTGACCAAAAACATTATTATATTGAGGGAGTTATTAGATGGAGTAAAAACCAAATACTAATTCATTTTCAAAAATTTGAAGTTGAATCAACATACAAAATAACCATTCTGACTGATGACATATCAAAAATAGACATTCTTTTGATTGGTTTAAATAAATTTTTTACAATCGATAATATATGAAAGTTGTTATTTTGTTTTCAATGAAGGGATGCCCTCATTGTGTAGAATTAAAAAAATTATTTGATGAAAATAATGTAGGTTTTATAGATAGAGATATTTTTGAATACTCTGATGAATATGAAAAATTTGTTATTGCAAAAAAAAATGAATTTGTTCCTGCTATGATTTTTATGACATTGGATGAATTTGGCGAAAACTATAGTGACGTTAAATTGTTGGCTCCTGATGATGATTACGAAAACATTACAGAAGCTTTCAATTTAGCAAATAGTTATTTATCAGAATAAAATAATTTCGTTTAGTAAATCTAACTCTTCTATTTTTTCTTCAATATTTTTATTTCCAAAAGTATCGGATAAAGATTTTTCATCGAATGGGAATACATCTAAAATCATTGATTCCATCCATTCAGTTTTAACCACATGATTATCATTGTTAATTTTAAAAATTACATTTTCTGAATTAATGTTGCTATATAATTCATCACTGTAAATTGAAAAACTTAAATTGTTTGATAATGATTTTGCAAAAATATGATTAGAAATATAATCACCTAAAAAACTATAGTATTTTTCAATACCATTAGATAAACCGTATTTTCTTTCAGAATGATATTCTAAATTTTCAAAATTAAATTCAATTAATTTATAATTTGGATAATTTAACCTTAAAACATTACTTAAAACATTATTATCAGAATCAGAATTAAAAAGAATAATTTTATTATCGTAGTCAAGTTTTAAATTAATTTTTATACCACTGTCAAAAAAATTATCAACAAACCCCAAAAGACTTTTTTCCGTTTTATTTGATAATTTATCGAAATTAAAATTTAAATTAATAGGGTTTGTTTTTAATACATCAACAAAATTAATAATGTCAATTACTTTAACCGTTTCATATCTACTATCTTTAAATTCACTTAAATAGTTTCTAAAACTTTCAAGAATATTAACAGTTTGTTTAGCTGTGGTAAAACCATTAACAATAAAAAAACTCCTGTGATTAAAAACCGTTAATTCAGTCTTACATCCAGGAGTTACTTTTTCGAATTTGTTTACAAGAATATTTGCTAGTGTGTTGCATAATCTTTTCCCATCTAAAAGATTATTAATTTCAATTTGTGACATTATTAATATTTAACTTTTTATTTTTTACAATCTTATGTAAAAAAAAAATTTAGTTAAATAGTAATTATTTTTTGTTGTAATACTTTTCAACAATTTTTGTAACCGCACTCTTAACAGACTTTGTGTTTTGTTGACTCTGTGTTTGAGTCTGTGTTTGAGTTTGAGTTTGTGTTTGGTTGTTTTTACATCCGCAGCTCATCATTTTAAGTTTTAAATGGTTTATTTTAATATAAATATTTTCTTATATCATAATTTATATTCATTCAAAGATAAATCAATTCTTTTTTTAGATATTTATAACATATGTCATTAAAAAAGTTAATAAGAAAGGTTATTTGTGAAGAAATTGAAAACGTTGTAAAAATTTCACCTGAAGACTTCAAAGAAAATTTGAAATATTTCAATAGTGATGTTGCATTACTAAAAAAATATTATAAAAATAAAGATATTATAATCACCGGTGATTTAGATTTACAATGGGACAAAGAAATTAAAAATCTTGATTCACTTTCTAAAATTGAAGGCAATTTAGATATTAGTTATAGTAACGTTGATGTTTTTGATGAAAATAAAGCTAAAAACGTTAGAGATTGGTATAGTAAAAGACATACTATAAGACAACAAGAAATACTTCAAGAAAAACTCAATTATTTAGATAAACTTAGAAAAGAAGACGCTTGGAATATTGAAAATGGAAAAAAAATATCCTACCAAACAGAAGCATTATACGAAGAGTTAAAAAATAAAGGTAAATTGTCTTATTATGATGATGGTTTTAGTGAGGAAGAAGTTCTTGAGGACAAATATTTTATTTATCCTGAAAATTACACACATTATGGTGGTGGTTTTTTTACTTGGTTAGGTGAGGATGATAGAGACACAGAATGGATGGTATATAGTGAAGATGAAATAGAAAGTGCAGCTAGACGTTCAATTGAGGCAAGAATAGATGAACTTGGATATGAAGCATTTTCTTCTTGGGTTTGGGAAGACCATTTGGATAGTGATTCGGTTAGAGGTTTTTTAAGTGATTATATATCAGAATCAATTTATGATGACCCTGAAAATTGGGGAATTAAAAAAGATTTGACACAACAACAAGAAAAAATTGTAAATATATACAAACAAAAAATTGAAAAATTAGAACAAAGAATAAATAATGAAGATTTGGATGAAGAAACCGAAAATAGCATCCAAGACGAAATTGATGATATAACACAACTCATTGAAGACGTTGAAGAAAATCCAGAGGGTGAATACAACCAAGACGAAATAGAATCGGCAATTGAATCTTATGTTGACGATAATGAAGATGACTTTGTTTCATTTTTATCTGACCAAGGATTTGATAAGAATGAAATTTTGTATCATGTTGATACGGAGGCTGTAATAGATTATGTAATTAATAGTGATAGTTGGGGGGATATTTTAGGCAGTTATGACGGAGACCACGATGAAATTAATGTAAATGGGGAGACATATATTATTATGAGATATAATTAATATATTTACTGATTAACATATTTTTCTTATTTTTTACCTATGGACACAAATTGGGTATTTCAAGAGCCAATAGATTTTGAACACAAACAATATATTTTATTAGCCTATTTACAAAAAATTGAAAAAGAATTAAATAGTTTTAAACTATACCCTAATTTTCAATTTTTATCACTTCATTTAGCCAACATAAATTTGTTATTACAAAAAGGTCAATATTTGTCACTAACAAAAAATTTAAAAGAAAAAGATGAAGAAATTTTAATATCTGATTTAGTTAGTCAAGAAATACCATTATTGTCAGGACAAAATATTTTAGAATTGTATAAAATATGTAAATTTTCATCTGAAAAATTACAAAGTTCCTTTGACCATGCTAAAGCAATTTGGGAATTAGTAAATGACAGTGTTTCTTTAAGTGTTATAAAAAATGAAAAAAACTTTGAAGAAAAACAAGGACTTTTTATTATTGAAGAAAAAGGAAAAAAATATCTGTATGAGTTTATTATCAAACAAATTAAAAAAGAAGTTATGGATAATAAATGTTGTGTAAAAAAAATATGTGAAATAGATGATTTTAAATTAAAACCTGATTTGTTTGAAAACAAAAAAACGTTGATAAAAAATTTAAAAGAACCAAATGTTTATAACAATCTTATTTTTTTCAAAGTTAATCATAACAATAACTTTCCATATAGTGAAACATTGTTACCAATAACCAAAAGGAAAATACTAAATTACATTCTTCAATCTAAAATTTTGAATTATGTTAAGTTGACAAAATCAATTTAATTTCATATTTATTACCAATGAAAAAAAAAGAAATAATAGAAGAAATAAAAAATATGATAAAAAAATACCCGAACGATAATGACCTTGGAAATTATATTAGGTCTTTTTTTATAAATTTCAAAATAAAAAAAAATAAAAAAGATAAATGAAAATAACTTTAGAATATGTGTGGTTAGACGGATATGAGTCAGAACCAAACCTTAGAAGCAAAGTAAAAGTTGAAGAAATAAATACAAATGTAAATGAATTCAAATTTCCGGAATGGAGCTTTGATGGTTCATCGACAAAACAAGCTAACACAAAAAACTCAGATAAAATATTAAAACCAGTTAGATATTATACTCAAAAAACTTTTCCATTAGAAAATAACCGGGTATATGTTTTATGTGAAGTATTAAATTCAGACGGCACACCCGACAAAACAAATCTTAGGTCAAAAGTTAAAAATCAAGAAGATTTATGGGTTGGTTTTGAACAAGAATATTTTATTAAAAATTTAAAAAATAATATTATTTTAGGTCATGAAATTCCACATGTAGAACCTCAAGGAAAATATTATTGTGGTGTCGGAGGAAATGTTGTTGGAAGAGGATTTGCAGAAGAGCATATGGGGTTATGTTTATTATATGGTATGGAAATTACTGGCATCAACGCCGAAGTTGCTTTAGGACAATGGGAATATCAAGTTTTTTCTAAAGGAAGTTTAAAAGCCGCTGATGATTTATTGATGACAAGATATTTTTTACATAGACTTTCAGAGAAGTACAATTATGAAATAATTTTACATCCAAAACCACTCAAAGGTGATTGGAATGGTTCAGGTATGCACACCAACTTTTCAAATGATAGAATGAGAACATTGGGTGGATACGAATATTTTCAAGCGATTTTAAATACATTTGGCTCAAGACATCATGAACATATCAAAAATTATGGTTTTGAAAACAATTTGAGACTTACAGGAAAACACGAAACACAATCAATTGAAAAATATAGTTATGGAATTGGAGATAGAGGGGCGTCAATAAGAATCCCAAAACAAACTGCCAAAAGTTGGAAAGGTTATTTAGAAGACAGAAGACCGGCATCAAATGCAGACCCATATAAAGTTTTGATTGAAGTTATAAAATCACTTGAAAGTGCAGAAACATTAATGGAAATTAAAATGAAAATGAATACCAAAATAAATGTAGACAAGATTATTGGTAAATACGGAACAATTGATAATAATGAACTATTAAATGAATATCAAAATGATGAAGATTATTTGGTAGATTCAGAAACCATGAAAGGGTCTAACGTTGAACCAGAGGAAATTAAATTTAATATAAATGGAAAACAATAAAGAACAAGTAAATCACCCTGACCATTATCAATTTGGTAAAAATAATGAATATGAAGCAATCAAAGTTATTGATGCTTGGGATTTGGGATTTAGTTTAGGAAATACAATAAAATATATATCACGTGCAGGAAAAAAAAGAAAAGATAAAGAACTTGAAGACCTCAGAAAGGCCCTCTGGTACCTTCAACACCACATCAAAACAATTGAAGAAAAAAACCGGAATTCATAAAGAAATAAGTGTTTTAGATGCTCTTACAACACCAAAAGAATTATTAAGGGAAACTTTTATTAACTTCGCTTGGGGTTTTTTAGGAAACTCTATTGTTGTTTTTGTTGCAAAAGAATTGGATTTAATGGTATTAATTAACTATATTATCTATTACATACTAATTTCTTACATTGTTAATAGAAAAAAGTATGATACAATTTTGGGTAAATTTATAGTATTGCCTGGTTCAGCCGCCGCAGGCGCTTTTACAGGATATAAGTTAGCTCAAGTGATTACACAAATTATATAAAAAAATGATAGAAACAAATAAAATTATAAATGGAGATTGTATTGAGGTGATGAAAACTTTACCTGAAGGTTGTATTGATTTAGTTGTCACTAGTTGTCCTTACGGTGTTGGAATTGATTATGATGTTTATGATGATAATACAAATTTAGAAGAATACCTTGAATTTTCCAAAAAATGGTTACAAGAGACTTATAGGGTTTTGAAGGATGATGGTAGGATATGTCTTAATCTTCCTTTTGAAATTAATTTGAAAGATAGAGGAGGTAGAGTTTTCATTGTTTCTGAAATTTGGAATGTGATGAAATCTTTAGGATTTAAATGGTTCGGTCTTGTTGATTTAGTTGAAGAATCTCCACATAGAAGCAAGACTACCGCTTGGGGGTCGTATATGTCAAGCTCTGGACCATATATTTATAACCCTAAAGAATGTTTAATATTGGCATACAAAAAATATCACATCAAAAAAGTTAAAGGAGAACCACAATGGAAGGGAACACCAACTGAGGTTGAAAATAAAGATGGTATTGTAAGAACTAAAAATGTATATAAAGAAAACGATAAGAAAGAGTTTATGGAGCTCGTGTTTGGTCAGTGGAATTACTTTGCAGATACTAAATCACTAACCAAGGCATCGTTCTCAATGGACATTCCAACCAAAGCGATTAAAATACTATCTTACAAAAACGATATAGTTATGGACCCATTCGCCGGTAGCGGAACTAGTTTGGTGGCTGCACAAATACTTAACCGAAGATGGTTGGGAATAGAATTAAGTGAAAACTACTGTCAAATTGCTAAAACAAGAATTGAATACTTCAAAACGTTAGAAACTCTACAACAACCCCCACCGTCATAGTGGGGATTTTTGTTTTATAGTATATTTATTGTTATGAATACAATACTCAACGAACAAATTTTAAGAATCAAACAAATCATGGGAATTTGTGAAACTAAAGAAGAGGATAAAAAAATTATAGATGATTGGTTTGAATATGTTAAAAATACATCACATGAGGATGCAGTAAATCAATTGAATAATGGGGGAAAATATTTAGAATTAAGACAAGAATCTATTGATGCTGGGGAAAGAATTTTTGTTTATGAAAAAATAGAAGAAGCCAAGTCCATTGATGAATTAATAAATTTATTTATAAAAGACTGGAAGTTTCGAGGTTATGTAGAAAAACATTTTTTTTTAACTGGAAATGACTGGTACTTGGTAATGTGCAAAGCGTTATGTCTTCTTAATTTGGGGGATAACAATCAATGTGGTGATACTTTTGGGGTTTCTGGTTTATCAACCCGTTTTTCAATAAATTGGGACGAAGTAAATAAAATTGTTGACCAAATACCAGGACTAAAAGAAAGGGTTTATAGATTAAAAAGAATAGCTAGTGCGAATAAAATAACCTCAAATTTTAAAACTAATCAACCAAACGTCAAAAAAAACGAACCAACGAGCGGTCCTGACCAATACATATCAAAATTAAACTACAGTGATGTTGGATTTAATACTGCAGAACCCAGTGAAAGTATGAAAAAATACGCCGAAGCATTATCAAAAGAAAACCCAAAAGAAATTGAATCGTTGGTAAATAATTTAGTTGACAGGTTCAAAAATTTGATGACAACCAAAGTAAATAAAGAAATAAGTGCTGCCGGTATGAGTAAAAGTTGGGCATACTGGGATATTGGTAAACAACTTTATTTTTATAATAATCCTGAAGAAAGTAATTACAGACTTGGAAATCCTCTAACTGACAAATGGATACAACAAAGTATTATTAACAGAATGATTGGTTGGGAAGTTACAAATGGAGGGAAAAAACAAAATGGAGATAAATATTCTTCTGAAGAATTAACAAATATTGGAGAAACTTATTTATGAAAATTATTATAACTGAAAGTCAATTTAAAATGTTGATTAAAGAATCAGGAATTAGAGATATTAAAAATATTGCTAAAAGATATAAAAAAGCTAAAATTTACTTTCACCAAGACTTGGATGGCGTCACAACAGCAATTGCCATGAAAAACTATTTGGAGCAAAATGGTATTACTGTGGTTGATTGTGAAGTTATTCAATACGGAACAAAAGAATTTGCAATTAAAAAACCTGAAGGTGAGGGTGATGTGATGCCAGTACTTGTAGATTTTGCACACGGTAAACCAATGTTTGTTATTCATACAGACCATCACGATAGTCAGGCTGGTGTTGAAGACGACACCGCAACAAGTTTCAGACACGCGAGGTCTAATGTTGAAACAATATCACAAGTAATATCCCCTAAAGAAATATTTCCATCAGATGATATAATGTTAATATCAACTGTTGATTCTGCAAATTTTGCTGTCAATAAAATAACGCCAGAAATGGTAATGAACTTTTTATATAAATTTGATAAAGATAGTTCACTAAAACAAAATAAAATGTTAATGGGATTGGTGGTTAATAAGCTACTTTTAGCTTATAAAAATAATGATAATTTTATGGAAAGTTTAGTGATGAACTCAAAACCATCATTAATTAGTATTCTTACTAACATTAAAAAAATGGCAAAAGACCAAGACTATGCGTCTATTGAAACCATGACACAAAATCAAGAAAAGTTTTTACAAGCAAGACAAAAAGAAGGTGTAATTGAAAAAACAGGAAATGTTATATCACAATATGGGTTAGGTAGCATGAAAAAAGGTTCTTACGATAGATACGTTCCATTTAGATTACACCCTGATGCAGACTTTTTAGTGACTGGTCTTGGTGGACAAGTTGGGATGGTTCAAGCATCTTGTAATCCATTTAAAGAAGAAAGAGCACTTAAAGGTATAAACTTAGGTGAAATTAAAGACGAAGTATTAAATAAGTTTAAATCTGAATTAAAAAAAGAAATTTTAAGTTTTAGAGTTATTAAAAGAATTGCAGAAAGAGAGGCAACACCTGAGTCAGTTGGTTTTACATCAAAAGATATGATGGCGTTATATGGTAAAATGCCTTCATTTGATTCTGAAAAACAAACAATTAACGGTTATGACTTTTTACAGGCAAATTCAGGAGGACATAAATGTATTACAAACATATCAGGTATAAACTTTTTATATAGCGGATATGATAAACCATACACAAAAGATTTACCTGAAGAAACATTACCAATTGCAAATTACGAAGGAGATAATAATTTTGTCAAAGACATCAAACAAAAACTTTTAAGATTTAGAAAGTTATCAGAAAAACAAATTGAAGCGGCTCTTAATCAGATAAGAAGGGAAGGTATAAACTTTGAATATGAAACTGAAGATATACCAAAAAGAACTTATTCGGATTTAGTAAAAGATATGAAAAATACCTTTGTGGATATTCTAAATAAAAAAATTGAAAATAGTTAATTAAAAATGAAATTACACGAACAATTATTTCGGATAAAATCTATGATGAATATTTTTGAAAGTAATCATATTTCAACTAACATTTTATTTGAAGGTGAAACTAAAAATACTTTTGGAAAAAAAATCAAAATTATGAGTTTAGATGAAAATTTAATTGGTTATGCGAATATAGTATCTTTTGATAATGGGTGGGCATTAGATTATGACATACCTAGATTATATGAAGATAAAAGTTGGTGTAGAAAAAATTGTGATGAAAATTTTTTTAATAGCGACAACGCCACATACATTTACGATGTGTATGTAAATGAAAATTTTAGAGGAAATGGTTTTGGAAAACAAATTATGAATTTGGCTCACGATGTTTCTAAACAAGAAGGATTTAAGTATTGTACATTAATTACTCATCGAGAAAACGATGTCGCACAAAACTTATACAAAAATTTAGGATACGATTTACACTATTCAGATAATTTAAAAGATTTTTATTTTCTTGAACTGTAACTTTTTGTAAACTTAAATATATTTATCACAAAAAAATCAAAAAATATTTATTGTGATGTTTGACAAATTGAAATAATAGTTTTAGATTTGTAAAACAATCGGGAAACGACCCATTGTATAAAAAAATTGAAATATTAATATGAGTGAAGATTTAATTAACATTTCAGAGATTTTTTATTATTTTGATGATAAAGGAAAAAAACTTTATACTTCAAATGAAGTCTTTGCAAGTGTTAGAGCAAGATATTACGGAACAGAAGATGTTTTTGTAGAAAATGTTTAAAAAAATTGACAAAGATTTGTTTATTAAAAAATAAAAACATAACTTTGTAAAACAGTTTGGGGGTGAGAGTGTATGAAACACAAGCCTAACGTGAGGTTGTGAAAGGAAACGTAAACTTCCTTGACTTCGGTAAAAATCCGAAACCACCCGAAAAAAAAATAAAAGAAAAATTTGACAAATAAAAAAATTCTTCTTAACTTTGTAAAACAAATCGGAAACGTCCGATAACGTTCTTTGAAAAAATGATTATCCGTTCATGATAAGTTTTGTCAGATTATTTGGCAAGTAATTGAGATGAAATTCTCTTCTTTGATTGATAAAGATATTGGGCCGTGTATGGTCCATTAAAATAAACCACGAAAGTGGGATAAAGTGAACCATCTGTGTTATATGGTTTGCGTCTTAATTGTCTTCAGATAATTGAGGTCGAGTACACAAGCGGGATACCGTTTGACCTTTAGTACCGAGGGCGACGCTGTAGGGAAAGTGGTTAGATGATTGGGCGATGTGGGTCGTCTAGTTGAGGTGGGGACACCAATAGGAATAACTCGTAGGAATTTTTGCAAAACCAAGTGTTCCAACACTTAAATTGCGAGTTCCAATATCAGAGGAATCTTAACGTCGAAAGACAAGATGAGTAACAGGTGGTGCTGACATCGTCCTTATTATTTACCCACCAAGGTAATAATTCGAAGAGTTCTTGAAGTATGGAAATGGGGACATTTCACGAAGTAGTTGAGTATCGACTCGTTCAAAAGATGGGTTGGCTCTTTTGGCAGACCACTACTTCGATAATCCACAACACAAAACTTAATTATTATTAAACAATTAATTATAAATAAGGAAAAGTGTCTGTCAGGTCTAATCGAAAGGTGCTTACTTAGTCACGGGCTGTCCGTGGCACATTAGGTTCCCAAGACCAAGTGTAGTTTTACAAAAGACCTCTAGTCCCGCAAGGATTAGTTGGGGAGGCATCCTCGAAGAGAGTTGAGTAGTAAGAGAGTAGCTTAGACCTCAAGGAGTGGTTCACCTAAATAACCAGCACTGAGAAATACCATCCAAAAGATGGTGGATAAGAGTAGAAACAATAATGACTCTAAAGGTTCTCAAACATGACGTGTAATCTCAGCGTTTTTTTTCTAATATAGATGGAGCTGAAACCGGCAAAAAATTGATGGATAGTAAAATATTATTATCCATTTTTTTTGTGCAATTAATTTTTTTATATATCTTTGTGGTATGGAAAAAAATCAATTAGTTAAAGACAATCAAATAGCGGTAATCAAAAAATTCTTACGTAAAAACATCTTCAAATTAGTTAATTTATGTAAATGGAATGAGTATAACAACACTGTTATTAAAATAACAAATATTAGAAAATATTCAGACGGGCATAACAAATATCGTACTCACGAAAAATACATTTATCAATTCGATGTAATTGTTGATATGAAATGTGATTATTGGTCTTACTCGACTCAATATCAAAAAAATCACGCTAGAAATGCAAATAAATACATAAGACGATTTATCGATGCAACAATTAAAGAAGAATTGAAATATTTTGCTATATCAGATATTGATGAAATAGTAGTTAAAAAAATTACTTGGGATTATTTGTAAAATTAAAATAAAAATTTTATATTTGTAAAAGATATGGCAACAATAAAAAATATACTACTTGTTCACCCTAAGCACGGGGAACTGTTAAATGAAACTTTTGTTGATGAGGTTCAGTTTAAAATATTCTTAAACATGATTCACTCATCATTGACTCTTAAAGAAGACTTTTCAACTTTTAATGGTAAGGATTTCTTAATACATATTCCCTTTAATATGCTAAAAGAGTCATTAGTTTTGGGTACTAGCAAGGACATAACTATGGCTGAAGTTGTTGTTGCAAAATCTAAATTGGAGGGGTAGTTTCTTTGTTCTGTTAAAAACAAAGTGGTGGAGAGATGTTGACACACACCCGTGTCGACCCAAAATTAAGGTGAAGGAAACTTCACCTTTTTTTATTAATGATATATTTATTGTTATGAATATTTTATCAACCATACGAAAGATTTTAATTGAAGAATCATTCCATCAGGATTTTATTTATGAAGACATTTATGGTAATGTTGAAGAAATAAACTTATTACAAGAAGCTGAATATCAAGGTAGAAAAGTTCAACTTGGTAAGATTATGCAAGGAGACATCAAAAAGTTCAAGGTATACGTTAAAAACGACAAAGGTAAGGTTGTTAAAGTGAACTTTGGGTTTGGTGGAAAATCGGCACACGGAAAAAGAATGGTAATTAAAAAGAACAATCCTGAAAGGAGACGTTCATTTAGAGCAAGACACAATTGCGATAATCCTGGCCCAAGATGGAAACCAAGATATTGGGCTTGTAGAACATGGTAATAAATAAATTAATCGAATAAAAATGAAAAAAATAGTTAGACTGACTGAATTTGATTTAAATAAAATTGTTAAAAGAACAATTAATGAAAGCATAAATCAAGTTGCTGAAGATTTCAGAGGTACATGTAAAAGAGTATCTTATTCTTTAGAAGATTTAGATTCTGCAACAAAAAAAGGAGATGGAAGAAAAATTGAGGAAGCCAAAGATTTGGTCAAACATCAAGTTAGAATGTTAGAAAACATCATCGAAGAATTAAAAAGAAAATTAAGATAGAAATAAATTTAGATATGAATACAAAAATTAAAAAAATAAAAGAGTTAAATGAGCAAGTAGAAAAAAGATACATAATAGAACGCTCACAAAAAATTATGATAAATGAAGGTTTGGGGGATAGATTAAAAGCAAATACTGTTGGTCTTTTTAATAGATTTGTTACGTTTGGAGAAAATATTGGCATTTTTTTTACTGGTGGAAGTTTATTGAATTCAAATATGGAAGCTGCTTATGCAAGAGTTAGAAACAGAGCAAAAAATTTACAAAAGGAATTAGAAGAAATAGAAGTAGATTTAGATAAATTGTATGAACAAGCAACAAAAACCAAAATAGAAAATAGAATTAAAAAATTAGAAAAAACATCAAGAGGAGAAGATTTGGAATTAAGATATGATAAATTAGAGGAAGCATTAACTAATTATTATGATGCAATTGCACAATTAAAAGGAATAAATGAAGGTTTTATAAAAACTGTAAAACGAGCTTAGAATGGGAAGAATCATTATAACAGAAGAACAACTTAGACAAATAAAAGACTCTTTACATGAATCTGAAGAAAGAGGTTCTTACATGGCAAAACAACAACTTTTTACAATTGCAACATTGGCACATAAAATGTGGGAAATGATGGAAGAAGGTGAACAACTTGAAGATTGGATGGAAACAAAAATTGCTCAATCAGAACAATCAATTTTGGCGGTAGTTAAAACATTTATGTACGATGAAGTTGAAGATAAAATCAAAGGTTCAAAAGGATTTAATCCTGATGATTTGATTATTGGAATGTAAAATTATCTTTTTTATAATTAACCCCCCTTTTTTTAAATTGGGGGTTTTTTATTTAAACAAAATTTAATATATTTGTAATAAGAACTAATTGAAATGGTCCCATGATGTAAATGGAAACATATTTCTCTTCTAAAGAAATCTTTCAGGTTCGAATCCTGATGGGACTACTAAAAAAAATAATTATGGAAGACATCTTTGAACAATTACATTATGATTTTATTAACTCAGAAGATTATTTTCAATACATGAAAGAATTTTTTGAATATGAAGAAAAAGAAGCTTTATATTTAGATTCTAATGAATTATAATTGAGGTAGGTTAATATATTAAATAAGTCGTATAGCTCAGTTGGTAGAGCAATCCAAATCAGGACGTGTCACAGGTTCGAATCCCGTTGCGACTTATTAAAATTAAAAAAGGTGTTGAAAACAACACCTTTTTTGTTTTATAATATATTTATATTTAAATTACAAAATTATGAATAGAAGTTATAGCAAAATTAGACACATCCAACAATCAAACTTGATGTTAGAAATTAGAAGATTACAAGAAAAATCAAGACAATATTTAATGGAAGGTAGTGAAAATGGACAATTACCAATAATAGTAAACGTTCCTATCAAAATGGATACAAACAATAAAGAATATTTTGATAGTAGTTCTTTTGTTAAAGTTAAAATAGAAGATTTTATGTCAAATATAGTTTTGAATTTAGATGAATTTAAAAGTATTGCGGGTATAAAATTTGGTGGAACTCAAATATCAACAGGAACGGCTGTTGGTAAAAATCAATATCGATTTATAACTAGTGATAAAAATTTACAAAACTATTTCATTGGAAATATGGGTAAACAATATAACCTATCTGAAGAAAGTGGAGTCGTTATAAGTATGAATACGATTAATGGTGGGGTAAAACCATTAAGATGTATGGTCAAATTTGTTAAAAACATTATACCACCAACTCAAAATCCAAAATAAATTAAAAACCCCACCTATAAAAGATGGGGTTTCTTGTTTTATGAAGATTTGACAATATTAAACTTTGTCATTTTTTTGACGGTGGTCATTTGGTAGCCATTCCAATACCACAAAACATTATCACCGTCATAGCCAATATGAACAATTAAACCATAATCAAATCCTTCTTCCAATATTTTTACTACAAAAAGTCCATCGCCAGCACGAATTACATCAACAGGTAAAACACTTAAAAATTCTCCACCAACAAAGTAAGAAGATGTCTTTTCATCTAAATCAATGACATATGTTGTTTTTGTGACCTCAAGCTCACTAACTTCATCAGGACTCATAAGTACTGAGTCTAAAGTTGTATTTCTATAAGAAATTAATTCTTGTCTTTCAAAAATTTCAATTACTAATTTTTGAGAAAAACTAAATGTGGATAACAAAAGACCGAAGGTTAAAAGAAGTGTTTTCATGAGGTTTATTTTTTAAATAATTATTTTCTACAAATATACACATAAAAATCAAATAAATAAAAAATTAATTTGTTTTTTTAAACTATTGATATATTTATAATTAAAATAAAAAAACATAAAAAACAAAAAATTATGAAGTTTATAATTTCAGAACAAGAAAAACAAAGAATTTTGGAAATGCATCAAAATGCATCATCAAGACAATATTTGATGGAAGGTTTAGGTAATACAACATTAGCACTTGTTACAGGTCCTGCGGCAGTTAATAGAACCGTTTGTAGTACAGGTATGGACCAATTTTTAGTTACTTGCACGGTTAAGAATACCGGAACAGAAATTGCATACATAACTAGAATTGGAGTTTTTGGAAAAGGATTAAGTACTGACCAATTGACAGACCATAAAGTTTCCATTGGTGGAGTTTCAAAACACAGTAATCATGATAATGGTGAGGAACAAGCGATTGTCCCTGTAGGGAAAACGGCCACTGTAACGGTAATAGCGAAAACCAGTTTAACATCTTGGAATAGTACGGTACAATATGCTTATGATAAATGGGTAGCAGAAAGAAACCCTACAACCAAAGCAACTCTAAAAAAAGAATGGGAAGCCGCAAGAGCAGAACCAAAATTTGGTAATAATATAATTTACATTGAATATAACGGAGGAGCTCTGCGAGTTCCTTTAGACACTGCAGGTTTAGTGGTTGGTAATACTACTTGTGAAGCTGCTATTGACCTTGCTAGAGGATTTTAATTAATATTAAAATATTAAAATTAAAAAACCCCCGAAAAATGGGGGTTTTTTATTATTTAATGTCTTTAAGAAAGGTTCTATTATTCAAAAAGTCTGGCCACAAAAAACAAACATCATTTATTTTATTATCATGTAATTTAAAATAAATATAAATTGTAGTCATATAGTTTGTTTTTGTTGTGTAGGAATCAACGAATATTAAAGTTTCATTATCAAAATCAACTACATTTGTAATTTTAAAATTTTCAACAAACTCACCATTCTCATAAAACTTCAATATCATACTATCTAAATCTATTGTGTATTTTCTATCACAAACCATAGATTTAGATATATTACTATTTTTTAGTATTGAGTCTTTTTCTGGAAAATCATCTACAACATACAAATCATAATTTTTTACATCAAATGTATAGGTTTGACAAAAAGATACAAGACTAACAAAGGTCAACAAGACACTTACAAACAAATTTTTCATGACTTTAATTTTTTTAAATGGTTAATAACTGATTACAATACAAAGATAGTTATTTTATTTAAACTACCAAACATTTTTATAAAAAATTTTATCAGATTTTTTTGAATTAAATATTTTTTGTATATTTGTATTATGAAAAACAAACTTCCATACGAAATTACTTCAAAAGCAATTCAAGGTTATTCAGACTCAATAATCGCAAAATCAGAAAAAGCCGATTGTGTTGTTAGAGCATTTGCATCTTCATTTGACATTCCATATGACAACGCACATAAGTATGTTGCAGAACAATTTGGTAGAAAACCAAAAAAAGGAACTTACGGAACTGTAAGTAAGCTTGTAAGAATGGCTGACAATAGAACTACTGTAAACAACAAAAAAGTTTATCCTGTTGGTGTTAGAAAAAGTTCCACATTGATTAATTCATTGTCTTATAACGTCACAATCAAAGGAGAACCCAAATTAAGACAAATGACCGTTGGAACTTTTATTAAACAAAATCCAAAAGGAACATTTTTTGTTTTAGTTAGACACCACGCATTTACAATTAAAGATGGTGTTGTTATTGGAAATTTCGATGACGCGGTTAAAACCAAAAAAATTATGAGATGCGCTTTTGAAATTAAATAAATTATATATTATGAAACCCCTAATTTTAATATTTGGATTACTAATCCATCAGGTAATTTTTTCTCAACCTTTAATGAGAACTTATACCAACATAAATTACGATTCCATTGCTAAATCAAATTTTGAAAAAATAGTTTTCAAACAAAAAAGTGATTTTGTTTATAGATTAAAATATAATAAGTTTCAGTTATCCATAAGTACAAAACTTAAAAGCATAAATTTGGTTGAAACATTTTCAAATTTAACAATTAATGATTTAATTTTTGCCGGGTCCTACGATATACGATTAAGATTTTATGTATCTTCAAATATTAAAATTTTTCAAAGAATATTTATAACAGGAGTGAGCAATAGTCAAGTATTTTACACAACAGGTTTAATTATGAAATTTTGAATTTTCTTACCCAAATCAATTTATGAACCGCGTATTTAAAAAAGTTGACGGTGACACTGTAATCGATATACCAAAACACACGTTGGATATTTTAAATGAATGTCCTTATATAGAAATTCATATAGGAACTGATTCCCAAAATCACAGAAGAAATACTGTATATGTAACGGCAATTGCATATAGGTACGGAAACAGAGGTGTTCATTACATTTATAACAAACAAAAGATAAAAAAAATAAGAGATAAATGGACAAGGCTTTGGAATGAATGTGAATATTCTATCGAGGTTGCAAATTGGTTAACAAGTAAGATAAATGTTAAAGTTGAAATTGATTTGGACTATAATTCAGAAGAAAAACATTTTAGTTCAAGACTTGTTGGACCTGCGGTGGGTTGGGTTCATTCATTGGGTTATAAAGCAAATATAAAACCTGATAATCAAATTGCAACAAGGGCGGCAGACCATCACTGTCGTTAATTGGTCGGGTGTCTGATTGGTAAAGTCTCGGTTTGCAAAACCGTAGTATGTGGGTTCAAATCCCACCCCGACCTCAATAAAATACCTCCATGTCGGAATTGGTATACGAGTCATTCTTAGAAAATGAATTTTGCAGGTTCGAGTCCTGCTGGAGGTACAAAACTTTTTTCAATTAACAATATATTTATAAATAAAAATATTATTATGAAAAAAATTATAAGACTTACAGAATCTGATTTAGCTAATATAGTTAAAAGAATTATTAAAGAATCTAATCCACAAAATGTAAATTTCGATGATTTAATTGGAAAAACCGTAAAATTTACTACAATCCCATCAGAAACAAAATGGGTTAATAGTGAATATAACGAATATACCGAAGAATCCTTTAAACTTCAACCACTTTCACAAGATGACATGATTGTTTGGAGTAGTTATAATGAAGAATTTAACCTGAGAGGTAAAATTAAAAGTGTTCGAGTACTGACTGGTGATATAGGTGTTGAAATTATAATTAATAATTTAGAAGGTGGTGCCTTAGAATGGTCTCAGGGATTATCAAGGATTACCTATGTTTGTGATGAAGAAAAATTTTCTACAAGGTTGGAAACAAAAGGGCTTAGAGATGAAACTTTCTTTTCTGATGGGTTTTTCAAATTTACTCTAAGTAATAAAAAACTTTCTGAAAACCTACAAAATAGACTCCCTTGTGGAAATTTTGATTTTGTTATGAACAATTCTATAAATAACAATTTTGCATAATCAAAAATAATAACTAACAATATATTTATACTAAAAGTATTATTATGAGGGTAACAAGATTTAACGAAAGAGACTTGTCAAGAATAACTAGACGAGTAATATTAGAAAATGAAAGAGAAAAAAGAAATATTGGAAAAATTATTGACGATATAATTTCTAGTTTTGAGTTTTCTGAAGTTGGAAATGATGAAATGGTTGAATTTGCAGATTTTTTAATGGACTCAGATAACGCAAAAAAACTGGCTCAAGCAATTCATAAAAAATTAAAAAGAGGTTATGGAGCACATGAAGATGATGATAAAGGTTTTGGAATATATAGTAAAAATCGAGATAGATTAAGAGATTTTGAAAGAAAAATTGGGATGTAATATTTTAATTTTAAATATTTTGAAAACCCATCTTTAAAAAAAGGTGGGTTTTTTATTTTAAAAAAAGTTTAAAAAAGATTTGGCAAAACAAAATAGATTACATATCTTTGTATAACAAAAAATAAAAATAACTAATAAACATATGATTTCTAATTCAACCACAGAGCAGTTATTTAACCGCTGTTTAACTATTTATACAGGTTTAGAGGCATTTTCATTCATTAGTTAAAAAAATTAACATAATAATAAAAGGAATATAAGACCCAAGACAAAAAAATCTTGGGTCTTTTGTTTTATATTGGCTCTGTAAGCATTGTTGGCGATGCGCCTGACTTGTAATCAGGAGAAATCAGTTCGAATCTGGTACGGAGCTCAAAAAGGTTCTTTGACATATTGGTAAAAAAAGTTTAAAAAAGATTTGGCAAAACAAAATATATTACATATCTTTGTATAACAAACAACGGGGGTGAGAAAATATGATGGTGGTCTCACCCCCACAACAAGAGAAAAAAGTTCTTTGATTTAAGATATTGTGATTGTAAGAAAAGGGAAACTCGTTAAGTTCATTAACCTGTTGATACAATATGGTGAAACGAGAGTGTGTATCAACTATTAATTACAAAAAAATGGTGTGGTAGCTCAGTAGGTAGAGCAAAGTGTGAAAAACTTGTGCCGGTGGTTCGAATCCACTCCCATACCACAAATAAGCTGGCGTAACAGTGGATGCTTATATCATCTATACCTGTAGTGGAAATTTGAAAACGTTGGTTCGAATCCAACCGTCAGTACGAAAATATACAATACGGCACATATACCCTCCGTCTGATACGCGGTTGAAAGGTTAATAGGTCCCATGTAGGTTCGATTCCTACTGTGCCGACTACGGAAGATAAACCTTGATGGCGATAGGGTCTGCCTGATAAGCGAGATGTGCCCGTGGGTATTTGGTTCGAGTCCGGCTCCCGCAAAACAATCGTAGTTAATCCACCTCCACGTGGTGATTGTTGGAAACGGGTAATGCCGGCTAAAAGATTAACAAACTTTAATTGACTCATCTTAATTTCGCCCGTTGGACAAGTGATTTAAGTCGTTTCCCTTTCACGGAAAAGAACATGGGTTTGAATCCCATACGGGTGACACTTTATTAATATAGATAGAAGTCAGGTGGCGGAATTGGTTAACGCACAAGTAGACTACTTGGTATCGTGGCAATCACGATTAAACAGAAGTGAAAAGCTTCATACAGGTTCGAATCCTGTCCTGACAACTAAAAAAATAAAAGTTATGAAAAAAATATCAGTAGTAGGCGAATTCAATAAGTCAAAAACAGGGATATATAATTTTGTATTACTTGATGGGACAAGATTATATGAGTTTGAAAGATGGTCTAATAATGAAAAAACTCTTAACAAAGAAAGGGAGAAGATTATCAAAATTAACCCTGAATTGGGTAATAGACTAATTATTGTAAAAACTGAAATTAGAGATTTTTATTATTCATAACGGTTGAGTATAACCGAAGGTGGGGATTATAGTGCTGAACCCTGACTTGCCTACAAAAGTAAATTATAAGCACAATAGCTGATTTTGGGAATTGCCGCCCCACTTTTGGTTATATTTTGTTAGCGGTACGAAAAATTTACGGATTATGACACCAGTATATGTTTATGTTGAAAGCACACAAAGTTTGGCTTTTCAATTTGTTAAATTTGAAACACGTCCACAAGCTGAACGATTTATTCAGCAACTATCACAACGAAGCCAAACTTTACGAAGTTGGATTTGGGAACGATTTAGTGAGTAAATTTTATTACCGCTAACGTCCGGGATACAAACCTTAAATTGTAAATTTTTTTTGTAAAAAATTTGATAGTATAAAATGTTCTACTTATCTTTGTTTAATGAATGACAAAATAATTTATTGTGAAAAATGTGGAGACAAGATAAATCCAAAAACTGCCGTTTGGTTAGAGTTATCTTTAACTGACGGAAATTATTATGACTCGAATAGTTTTCCTACAAATCATGAAAGTCAAGGTGGATTTTCATTTGGCAAAGCTTGTGCAAAAACAGTATTAAAAGAAACAAAAAAAAATAAAAGTTATGAAAAAATTTGAAGATTTGGAATTTAAAATGCTTGATGATGCTCCATACATGGTTGGAAAACAAGCAAGACTACAGTTTGATAATGGATTTGGTGTTAGTGTTGTGTCTCACACATTTTCTTACGGTGGTAAAGATGGTTTGTTTGAAGTTGCCGTTTTAGATAAAGATGGAAAACTAACTTATGAAACTTCTGTGACAAACGATGTGATTGGTTATTTAGAACCTCATGAAGTATCAGAAATTATGGAACAAGTTCAGAACCTATAAAATTGGGTTCATTGGTGTAGTGGCTAACATTCATCCCTGTCACGGATGGGCCGCGAGTTCGATTCTCGCATGAACCGCAAAAAATTGTTAAAATAAATAAAAGTTAGTTAATATAATTTTTATAAATTTGATTTTATTTTGCAATTCATTTATTTTTAAAAAAAAAACTATGACAACTTCAGAAATAATATGTTTATCGATTCCTTTATTATTTGTAATTTTTATAATTTACAAATACTTCGAACACAATGATTAATTTTTATAAACTTTATTATATTTATTAGTATAATAAAAATATAAAAATTATAAAATGAAACTCACAAAAGAACAAATTTTAGGTATTGTAAGACACGGACTTACTTTTATCGGAGGTATTTTAGTTATGAAAGGTCTTATTGATGAAACAACTGTCACAGAAATTGTTGGAGGTGTTATCACTCTTACTGGTACAATTTGGTCCATAATTGAAAAAAATTAATATTAATTTTTTTTATAAATCAAAAAAAAATGGACGGAATATATCAAATCATAATTGCATTTATTTCAGGTGTTTTCGGACCTTTGGCTATTTTGTATATCAAATATATTTTAGATAAAAAAAAGAGCAAACCTGATATGGTGATGGATACATTACGAGTTAGTGAACTTGTAAACCAAAAAATAGAACATATAAAAGAAGAATTAGGAGCAGATAGAGTATGGGTGTCTCAATTTCATAATGGAGGAAATTTTTACCCAACAGGAAAATCTATGGCAAAGTTTTCAATTGTATATGAAACAGTTGGCCCAAACGCTCCATCAGTTCAAACAAATTTTAAAAATATACCAGTAAATCTTTTTTCAAAATCAATAAATGAATTGTATAATAATAACGTTATTGAAATTTCTGATTTCAAAGATGAAAAAATCGCAACTTTTGGTTTGAAATATATTGCGGATGAATCAAATTGCAAATCATCTTATTTAATTGCAATAAAAACAATTGAAGAAAAATTTATTGGCGTATTATCAGTTGATTATACAAAAAGAAAAACAAAATTGGATGCTGACTCAATTAACCATTTACAAAATCATGCCACAGCAATTGGGGGGGTTTTAATGACGTATTTAAAACAATGACAAATTTTATATTGGAAAATGTTATTAATAAAATAAAAAAAAACATAATCCAAGAAAGTAAATTAGATTCCGTAATTAATAAAATATATCGGGATATTATCAAAAATTTTAAAATAAAAAATAATTTTGTTGAAAATTATTATTTTGAAAGGGCAAACGATTATGCTGATATTAAATTAAAATGTAAATTTATCAGAGACAAAGAATTTAATTACCCATTTTCTATTTCTGCGAACGCCGAATTTGATAACATGGAAATTGAAATAACTTATCGACCTCAAGATTTTCCAAAAAATATGGTTAATTTAACTGCAGAAGTTAAAGAAACAATAACTCATGAAATTGAACATATTGGACAACATAATTTTGAAGACATGTATATTATTCCTAAAAAATACGAATCTTATATTGAATATTTGACTAGTCCTGAAGAAGTTTCTGCATATGTCAAAGGGTTAATAGAAAGAGCAAGATTTAAAAGAATATCATTTAATGATTCAATGCAAGAGTGGTTTGAAGAAAATATTAATAATTTTGAAAACCCCACAAAACAATGGCCAAAAGTTAAAAAGACTTGGTTGGATTATGCAAATAAAATGAGAGAAAAAAATAAAGTAAAAAAATTCAATTGAAGTTGTTTTATTAATTTAATTTTTCTATTTTTATTCTATGAAAATCTATAAAGAATTACCAACACCAAAAAATACCGTTTGGAACAAAAATATTTTATTTTATAAATTACCATGGAGACTAAGATACTTTCTTACAGGTATAAAAAACATTTTCAAGTGGATGCCAACTATCTATCACGATAGAGATTGGGATGGGGATTTTATTTATAAAATCTTACAGAAAAAAATAGAATTCCAAAGAAAAGAACTTGTAAAAAATAATAGACATACAGATATTAATAGAAATAATAGAGATATGACTTTAGCACTTAACTTACTTGAAAGAATAAGAGAAGAATATTATCAGTTAGAGTGTTTGGATTATTGGGAGGATACTATAAATTTTGAAAATGTTTTAGAAAAACCAAATTCAAAATCTGTTAAAATAAAAACAACCGACGAGAGATTTGATGATTATTTAAATAAATATCCATCTTCAGTTCGTGCTGTTATTAAAAAAAATGGGGTTATTGAGAATAAAAAAACTTTATGTTTAGAAGTATCTTATTATAATCATAGTAAAGCAAATAAACTTCTTTTTCGAATTTTGGAGGAAAAGATACCCTATTGGTGGGATTAAAAAATTAAATTATGGAAGACAAAAAAATTTTACATGGACATTTAATGTCACAACATCGAAAACTAACAAATGAAATCGCAGACATTAAAGCCGATGGATTTGAACTGACTGAAGAACAAAAAAACAAAATTAAAGAACTTGAGTTTCAAGTGAAAAAAATTGCAGAACAATTGTACGTCTTATATCAATAAGTAAAAATTATGAAAAATCCATCAGGAAAAAAATTAGAGAAACTTGTGTTTAGAATGTTTGACCAAATGATTGAAGGTGCAGACAAGTATACAACAAAACAAGGCTCAACTTGGTTGATATTTACCGAAGACAAAAGATGGGTGGTTGAATTCACAAAAGATAAAACTTTGTGGTTCAACTATAATCTATTTCAAAGTGAGTTTGAACTAATCGGTAA